CCAGCACTCCAAAATTTAAATATTGGAAACTGGCCAGATCAAGTACACGCAATTGATGATTTTGATCAACACGTATTCAACGCAGGTGCAGCAGCAGGAAATTTTTGGTCTGTAATAGCAGCAGTTAACTGTGTGGCAGCAGTACCTACATTAGGTAATGATGGAAGTTTAAACGGAGTAGTAAATAATCCAGCAGCAGGTGCAGCAAATGATGGAAATTTAGTTCAAGGTAACATGAACTATGCAACTCCTCAAACAAGAGGGGATAGATTATACTTTGAATGTAGAACATCTTCAAATGGTGCAGTAACAGGTTTACCAACCGCTAGAGTTTTTGCAGGTTTACCAAATATATTTTGGGGAATGGCAGAAGAAGGTGCAGCAGTTGGAAGTGCATTTGGCGCAGCAATTACTAATTTAGTTGGTTTTAAAATGAATGCAGGTGCAGTTCAATTATCAGCTTGTATTAAATCAGCAGCAGGTGCTGAACTATCTATAACTCCTACAGACGCAAATTTAATTGCTTTAGGAACAATGGCTCAAAATCAATTTATAACTTTAGGTTTTGAATTAGTAAACTCACCAGCAACAGCAGCTAATGGCAATGTTAAAACAAGTTCAGTAACTTACTATATTAATAGACAAGCTTACGCTACTTGCTTTACTAGAACTGCAGGCGGAGTAACTAGTTCACAATTTGTAGCAGGTTCTCAATCAGCAGCAGCAGTTGCCTATGATGCTTTCCCACTAACAAACACAGCAGCATCTAGAATGGGTTTGACTTGGGACTTTGGTTTAACAGCAGCAGTAGCTAATACTTTATCTAATGATTATTTCATGGGGTCGCAAGACAGAGGTATTACTTACGCACCGACTAACTAATAACTATTTTTATAAGGCCCTTCGGGGCCTTATTACAAAATTAAAAAGGAAAACAAATTATGCCAGATAATTCATATGTAGCTTCTAAAACTTTTTTACCAACTACATCTACAACAAATATAGCAATAGCTGCATTTAACACTTCTATCACTGCAGGCAACACTGTATTTTTTTTAACAGATACTTACTTTCCAGAATCATTAAATAATCCTACTAATTTAGGTATGAGAATTTCTATTTCTTCAGCGGATAATATAAATGCTTCGATATTTACTATTGTTGGAACAGCACCAAGTGGAGTGGCTTTAACAGCTACAGTAACAGGTGTAAATAATAATACAGTAAGTACAACTGATGATGCAGCAGGAATGTTTCTTTCTGTAACTTCAATAACTGTTTCAGTAGCAACAGCAACTAATGTTAATGTAGGAACTTTAATATCAGCAACTCTATCAAACACAGGAGTTATTTTTGCTGGAAGAACAAGAATAAGAGGTGCACAAGCTTTTTCATCAGCTACAGCAGGAACAGTAGATTTTCATAATACATCAATAACAGGAACCATTGTTTCTAAATTTTATACTGGAGCAGCAGCTTATGATATAGAACCTTATATTCCAGACAATGGTTTATTGTTTAAAGCTGGAGCATTTATTAATCTTCAATCTACTCGTGTAGTAGACGCAATAACAGTTTATTACGACGGTCCAAATCCAACAGGTAGTTAGGAAATTAAATGGCGACTATTACTTACACAGTTACGGTTGCAACTGGTACTAACCAATATAGTGCAAACGTAAATAAATTTTATATTAACGGTACAGTTAGTCCGACTCTTCAACTTGAAGAGGGAAATATTTATATATTTGATCAGTCCGATGCTACTAATAATGGTCATCCTTTTAGATTTTCTATAACTCCTAACGGAACTCATGCAACTGCAATTGGTGGTGCGGCTGGAGTAGAATATACAAACGGCGTAACTATAGTTGGTACACCAGGTGTTAGTGCAACAGCTTACACACAAATTATTGTAGGTAATACAACTACAACTGCTGGTCAAACTGTTCCACCTTTATTTTATTATTGTACAATACACTCAGGAATGGGAGGTTCAGCACCTACTCTTACTAAAAGTTCTGGAATTACAAATAAATTTAATCCACCTATAGATGATATTATAGAAGAAGCTTTTGAAAGAACTAATATAAGAGGAACTAGAACTGGTTATCAATTAAGATCAGCAAGACGTTCTTTAAATATTATGTTTCAAGAATGGGAAAATAGAGGTGTCCATTTATGGAAAGTAAAACTTGCTGAAGTACCTTTAGTAAGGGGTCAAGCAGAGTATAGTTTTTCTACAGACTCTATTAATTTTCCAAATGATATGAGTGATATGTTAGAAGCATTCTACAGAAATAATACTACAGTAACTAATCCTCAAGATATTGCATTAACTCAAATTAGTAGATCTCAATATAATGCAACACCTAATAAATTAGTACAAAGTACACCTTCTCAATTTTATGTAGAAAGAAAAATTAATCCTAGTGTATTTTTATATGCTACCCCTAGTTCAAGTGTGTCTAGTACATCTACACCAAGTAATTTTCAATTTTGTTTTTATTATTTATCTAAAATAGAAAACCCAGGATCCTATACAAATGTTTCTGATGTAGTGAATAGATTTTATCCATGCATGATGTCAGGTCTTGCGTATTATTTAAGTATGAAATTTTCTCCAGAAAGAACACCAGAGTTAGAGAGAATTTATGAAAGTGAACTTTTAAGAGCATTAGATGCAGACAACCAAGGTACATCTACATTTATATCACCACAAACTTTTTATGGTGATGGAGTTGCTTCATAATGGGAGTTTTTGCTAGAGGTAAACAAGCATTAGCAATTTCTGATAGATCTGGATTAAGATTTCCATACACAGAAATGGTAAGAGAATGGAATGGATCTTTAGTTCATAATTCAGAGTTTGAACCAAAACAACCACAGCTTTCTCCAAAACCTGTTGGATCAGATCCACAAGCTTTACAAAATCCTAGAGTACAAAGAGATAGTACACCTCAATTAATTTTATTAGAAAATAATCCATTTGAAGTTATTCTTTCAGCTGGTAATACATTTGTTAATGTTTATTCACTTGATCATCAAAGACTAGCTAATAGTGTTGTAAGATTGAGAGGAGCACCACAAGTTATAGCAGCAGGAGCAGGTGGGCCGGACACTTATAATTTACAATCTTTTGCAACTATCCCAAGTATTTCTGGAGTTACAGATATAGATTCAGCAGCAGGTTTTACAATTCAATTAGGACAGATAGCAGCAAATGGAATAGTATCTGGTGCAACAACAACTGATGTATTAACTAATCCTATTAGTTATTTTTATTTTCAAAGCGCTAGTAATGGAACAACATCTGGTGTAAAAGGGGGTTTTAATAGTTGTTCAGCAGGACCCGTAACATTGGAAGCATTATAATATGGCATACACTTTAGCAAACCTACAAACAGATATAAGATCATATACCGAAGTTGGTATTAATGTTTTAACAGATGCTATTTTAGGAACTATTATTAAGAATACTGAAAATGGAATTTGGAGATCAATTCCTACAGATCAAAATGCTCATTATGCTACTTCAAATTTAGTTAGTGGGAATAGATATGTAACTATTCCTGCAGATTTAAGATCTATTAATTATGCACAACTTACAGACGCAGCAGGAAATCAAGTTTTTTTAGAACAAAGAGATCCTAGTTTTATGGCTGAATATTATGGCACTCCCAACACTGCATCGGTAGGAATTCCTAAATATTATGGAAATTGGGATGAAACTTTTTGGGTAGTATCTCCTACTCCAGATAGAACTTATTCAATTACAATGGCTTATAATAAAGAGCCAATTAGTTTAACAAATACAACACTTCCTGCGGCGGCACCTGCAGCTACAAATGGAAACTATTTATCCAATAAATATCAAGACTTGCTTTTATATGGAGCTCTGGTAAATACATATGGGTACTTGAAAGGTCCACAGGATATGATACAATACTACCAAGGGCTTTATCAAAATGCACTTACAACGTATGCAACTGAACAAATTGGTTACAGACGCAGAGACGAAGATGAAGATGGAATTATTCGTCAACAACTTAAATCAAAATCACCATCAGCTTATGGAACAAATAATTAATGGAGATAAAATAATATGGCAAATATAGTACCTTTCTCATTTGGGAAAGAATTGTTTTCAGCAGGACACGCATTTCAAAACGCAAGTGGAGTGACTTATAATCTAGCTTTATATGTAACCAATCCTTACACTACAGCTTCTACTGTTTATACAGCAGGTGCGGGTGGAGAAGTATCTGGAGCAGGTACAGGTTATACAGCAGGTGGTCTAGCTTTGACTTCGCAAGCAGTAGCTAATCAAGGAAAAGTAGCTACAGTAGATTTTGCAGATTTACCTTTTAATGCAGCAACTTTCACTGCATCTTTTGGAGTAATTTACAGAGTTGGTAATGCAAAATTGGTAGTAATATTAGATTTCGGCGGACCTAAAACAGCAACAAATGGAACTTTTACAATATCATTTCCAGGTGCTGCCACAGGAACTCCTGCAGGAACAGACGCAATTTTAAGTATAACTTCTCCAGTATAAGGAAAAATTTATGGCGTTAGTAGTTAATGACAGAGTAAAAGTAACAAGTACTACAGCAGGCACAGGTGCATTTACACTTGGCGCAGCACAAGTAGGATTTGAAACTTTTGCAACAGGAATTGGAAATAATAATACAACTTATTATACAATTTTTAATCAAGGTACTAACGAGTTTGAAGTTGGACTTGGAACATTAAATGCTAATAGCACTGTGATGACTAGAACTACAATTATTTCTAGTTCTAATTCTGATTCAGTTGTTGATTTTGCAGCTGGAAACAAAGATGTATTCTGTACATTACCTGCAAGTAAAGCAGTTTATTTAGATGCTGGTGGTAATACAGTTAACGCAGCGGGAGCAGGTTTTGCAGTAGCAATGGCAATCGCTTTATAGTATAACAAAAAGGAATAAAAATTATGGCACAAAATTTTGCATCA